TCCCGCGTATGTGATGTTTGTTTGAGCATCAACGTAAATCGTCCCCTCACTCGCGTTGTACCAGCTACTGAAGTTCGTCCCCGTCATGCTGGCGCTGTCAGCAGCGCGGGTGGCCTGTGATGCCACGGTGGCGATGTAACTGGTGGGGAAGGCCCCGGCTTCTAGCTGGGCGCCCCATGCGTAAACAGTGCCCGCGCCGATGTTGTTGACTTGCAGGTTGTATGCCGCAGCAGTTGCTGCCGATGTTGTCACCGTAAACCGCTGCCACGATGTTGTGATCGTTACGTTGGCTGTGCCAATGTTGGTGAACGGAGAAGCCGCCAAATAAACAACCAACTGAGCCGACACAGTTCCAGAAGAACAGCGAAGCCAAATGCTTCCTGTATGAACAACCGCTGTCAGCGTAGCGCCCTGACCAACGGATGAACTGCTGCCGGTGGCAACAATCTTTGTTGCGGAGTTCGTTCCGTCTGGCGCGATGACTTCGTTTGTGTTGTTCGCAATAGAAGTCAAGTTGGCATTGAACCACGGGGAGGTCGCCAGTTCTGCACTCCGCAGCAGCAAATTCGTCCGCTGCTCCTCAATCAGCAGCCCATCAGCCGCCAGCGTTGCTGGGTTGTAAGTAAAGCGAGGCGCTCCGTTGGCCGCTGTGGTGGTGGCGTAGTACGGACCTGCGGTGGAGGCGGCTTCTAACTGGGCGCCCCAGATGAAGATGCCGCTGGTGCCGTCTCCGGTATACGCCTGCGTAGCGTTAGCCGAAGCGATACCGACGCGGCACTCACCGTTTGCCGTGCTCGACGCTGCCAACGTAAATATACAACGATACCAGCCGTTACCTGCATTGGTAATAGACGCAGTTCCGCCAGAAGTGAACCCGACAACCCCGGTGCTAAGGTCGAAATATGCTGTCGTGTCAGCGAAAGCGCCAAGCAACCGAAGAACCACCCAAGACCGCTCTGCGCGTTTGACAAAGCATGAGAACGTGTAAGTCGTGCCGCTTGTGACAGCAACAAACTGCGCTGTGGAATGGCTTGCTGTTGCAGTGTTCTCTACTAGCTTGTCGCCAGTCAACGCACCGTCAGGCGCAACAATGGTGTTGCTGGTAACGCTTGTGTTGATGGTGCTCCATGTGGTCGTAAAGTCCTCAGACCGCAGCAGCAAGTTATACGTCGCACGCTGCAGCACCCCGGCGCTGTCGAAGTAGGTGCCTGTAGAGGCTCGGGTGAACGTTACTCGGGGGTCTAAAGACTCTGCACTTACGTTACCTTTGGCAAACTCCAGCACCAAAGAGGCACCACCCATGCCACTTAAGCCATAGGGAATATAGCCCGTAGCAGACACCTGCCAAGGCACTGTGGCGGCTGTGTCAATGTACACAGGCACATAGTCCACACCGTTCACTAAGCCGGTGGTGGAATCAATAAAGTCCATGCTAATGTAGCCATCAGCATCGTGGTGGTTGTCCTGGCCCGGTACAGCAGCATCCGCTAACTTAATCGGAATATAGTCCACCCAACGGGTTAAGCCCGTCACAGACGACAGCCTAAAAGCCCTCATCTGCCGACTAAGGGTGAACCTGTTCAACGTAGAGGGAAACGTTTGAGGAACCATTACATCTTACCTTTCTATTCTATAAACTTAGCCTCAGCCTGCCGTCTGCGGGTTAAACCCCTCAGCACCCTGCCTGCTGCTTTGTTCCACTTCAGGCACTCTCTGGCTGCTTCCGGCCAGTTCTTCTCGTTAATCCGCTTGCGGAAGGTGCTTATACGCAGGTTCCCAAGCCCACAGTTGTAGGCCCAAGAAACCACCGCAGCCACCCTGCCAGCAGGCTCACCATAGAGTCCGGGGCAGAGCATCATCACACCCTTGTAGAAGTACAGTAAGTGAGCGTCCAAAGCCTCCTCACATTGCTGCATTGTCCATACAGTCTTTGGGCCTATCCCGGTACCTGTGGAGCCATAGCCAATCGTCCAAGGCTCTCCACCGGTACCTGGGTCGGGGTACGCCTGCACAGTGCCATCAGGCATTATACGGGCACACCCCTCAAAAGGCTTTACAAAGACATCCTTACAGATTTGTAGTGCTTCTTCGTTCAATTGCACGGCCAACAAACCAGAATGTTAACACCATCATCAACAGTCCAAAGTCTTGGTCTGTCCAGATGGTCATAAAGACTGTACGCCAATCCGCCTGAGCCAGCATAGCATAGTCAAGCATAGCGAACTTGAAGAACACATACATGAAGAACAGTATGTACGTCACTCCGGGTCTTACCAGAGCAGACAGGCTAGCCACCCACTTCCAGGCTTTAGCGTCTGCCTTACCCTGCTGCTCAAAGGCACTGTTAATGGCCTCTAACTGAGCAATCCCGTGGTCTACATACCGGTGCTCAAGCCTGTACTCACCCCGCATCTTCTCAAGGTCAGTCTGTAGCTTGAACATTTCCAGTTCATGCTTTCGTTCACTGGCTCGGTCTAGCCATTTGAGCACTTCAGGGGCCAGCCTGAACAAGCCCCCGAAGATGCTACCTAGTAATCCACCACCGATTAGGTCGATCATTACTGCTCTCCGAACAAGCCCGCAGCATAAGGAACGGTAAAGGCATTGATGAACGCCTTACGGGTACGGTCATCCATGCCTGCTGTCATGCCACGAACCAACTCTGTCATCTTACCGGACGGAATCTGTGTGGTCATAAACTCAGCCATCTTCTGCGGTTCCAGCATTAACTGAGCAATCTTACCGTTAAATTCTGCCTTGTTCCCTCGTTGGAGGGCATCCAGAGCAGCGTTAAACGTAGTAGTTACTTTAGAAAGAAACTGCGGAAGTTTTGTTTTTTGTTGCACCTCCGGGGCTGTTCCAGCAGAGGCTCCTAATTCCTCTGCACGAATCTTTCTGGTAAGGTCTGCACGGACAGAATTAATAGTAGACATTTCAGCAGGCGTCATCAATTCGTTCAACCTCTGATAACGTGGAATATCGGTACCTGCGCGTGTGATAGTTTGCGCTGCGTTTTGAACAGCAGCAGCAAAAGCACCAGCACTTTCAGCATTTAGGGCAGTGTTAAGTTTTTGACCTAACTCCTCACCCACCCGCATACGATCAATCTTCTGGCTGTACTTCTTGTAGGTGTCTAAATACTTAGACCACAAGCCGTCAGAAGACCGGTCAAAGGCTGAGTCAATGAACTTCTTGATGTTGCCCGCAACCTCTGCTTCTTGCTTCTGTAAGCCGCCCTGCATCGGAGCCTTACCGACACGGTTCAGAGCAGCCACAATGTCTCGATTCAGTTCCTTACGGATGTTCTCGTACATGTCCCGGCTACTAACGATGCCATTTTCATCCGCTTTGGAGCGAATCTTGGCAGCAGTCTCGCTCAGAATCTGCTTGACCACATCGTTGTTGGTGCCTTTGATGGCCGAATCCAGTTGAGAAGCAAGGTCTTCTGCACGAAGCGGATAGAAGCCGTTTTGCTCAAGGCTTTCACGCTGGAGCATCTTCATCTTCGCCTCTGCACGTTTCTGTGCGGCTACATCCTTGTATGCACCAGAACGCTGCTGTGCTTCAGCAGCAACATCACCGGCAGACAACCACCCAGGCCTGCCTTGAGCAGCCGTAGCAGCTTGCCTACGGGCCGCTTCACCAACCATCCCTGCGGTCTGTTCCGCAGCAGCAATGCTGTTGAACCGATCAGAAATCTCCCGCTCCAGACGGCCAACAACGTCGCCAGCCATGTCTGTCTGTTTCAGGGCTTCTTCCCGCATACGTCCTGTCTCACGGTCACGGCGCATACGCAAAGCACGTTGCTGCTCCGGGGTGCCAGCAATCTTGGCAATGGCTTCTTCACGGGCTGCGGCCTGTTCTGCCTCACGAACAGCAAAAGCAGAATTTGGGCCACCAAACTGTGTACGCACCTTCTGCTGCAGTGCAATAAGTTCAGATGCAGAGGGAATGTTGGTCAGTGCTTCCGCTGCCGTGGGACGAGAACCAGTAACCAGTTCACGGGCATCTTGCAGAGCCGTAATAACAGCGTTGCGCTCCGGGCCTGCCAAATTGTTCAAATAGTCCTGTAATGCCTTGTCTTTACCTTCCTTGGTCATTCCCTGAAACATTTTGGATACTTTTTGAATCGTAGCAATACCAACATCAAAAGTACCTCCAAGTACACCACCAATGAGGGCTTGACCTGCTTTTGTGGTAGCAAAGTCTTCGCCGCTCATCCTGTCAGCGCCCTGCACCGGCTGAATCAGACCTTGCTGTGCGCCAATAAGAGCGCCTGTACCCAGCCTACCAGCGCCGGAAGCCAGTGCTAGTTTATTGGCGGGGGACACAATAGCGCCACCAAACTCGGCACCGCCACGAAGGAAAGACTCAACAGAATCAACAAAAGCACCAGGCAATCCCGAATCCCCTGTCTTTAGTGTTCCTTCGCCTTTAGTGGCCTCTTCAACTGCATTGACTGCCTTGTTGACGGCCTGTGATTGACCTCCCGTAAATAACTGAGCAAGGCCCAAAGCAGGGTCAACCACAGCACCTTTAACAAAGCGACCGGGCAAGGAAGCTGCAACTTCACGGGCAATCATTCCAGTAGGAATACCCATAAAGGTAGACTGATCTGACTGCGCTTTAGGAGGCTGTGTACCCCGCAGAGCAGCCGCAATCTGTTCGTTTGTCATACCATCGGGGAACTCCACTGTTTCTCCGTTAACTTCTACATATTGCGGCATAGTTTTCCTTACTTAATGTCTTCAATCTGACCTGTAGCCGGGTTGAATCGTTTGGTAGCCTTCGGCGCGGCGGGGGCCGCTGCAGTAGGTGCCGGACGAGTGCCGCCAGGAACTGCTTTGTTAGTTCCAAAAGTATCATTATAGTCTTGGATCGTAAGTTCAGCAGATTTACGGGTTGTCCCCACAACACGCTTAAGTTCAGCCAGTGCACTTTGCACTGCTTTTGTATCGTTTGTGTCCAGAGCGGCCACCACCTGATCCCTAGCTCGTTGAGCATCACCCTCAGTTTGAGTGCCTTTGGCAAGCAACAGCAGGTCGTTAGCGGCAGCAAGAGTAAACTTCTTAAACTCACGCAGGTTAATATCTTTTTGCTTGGAAACTCCAAACGCAACACGGCCTGTCGAAGCTAAATTACCGAGTGCCCCAAACGTCAGTTCACCCTTATTAATCTTGTTTTCAAACTCAGTAATCTTATCCAGAGTACCTTCTGTTTTTATAGCAATGTTTCGAGCCTGCTCAAGACGGGCGCGGTCAGACGCTGTTTCTTTGGGCTTGTCCGCACCTTTTAACGAAGCCGTTAACTGAGTCTGGAATTGGCGACCTTCTTGACGAATACGCTCCAACTCAATCTGGTGTTCGCGCTGCGCTTTGTCGCGCTCTGCTTGAGTACGGGCTCTTTCTGTGTCTGCTTCTAATTTAATCCTGGCCTTAGCTTCTGCTTCGGCAGCACGGGCATCAATCTGAGCCTTGAGATTTTGAGCACGTTCGATAGAAGCGGCAACTTGTTTAGCATCGCCAAACCGACGATAGACACCAAGCAACTGTGCTTCAGTTGCGTTGTCCGGCAACTTTGAAAGCTCTTCCTGAAGTTTTTGTTCGCGTTTGAGTTGTTCTTCTTCTTGGGCAGCTAGTGCGGTAGTCCGCTTCATGTCGGCACGGGTCTTACCCAGCGTAGCCTCGTCTTGCAGCATCTTTCTAGCATTCGCCGCTGCTTGTGCAGACAGTTGCTGATTGATAGGAGCAAGAGCACGGGCAAACTGCATCATGCCTTCAGCAGTATTAGTATCAAACTGACTACCCAACTGACGCACTTGCGATGCCGTCTTAGCCACCGGGTCTTGTACGTCAGCGCCCATAGCAGACATAAGCCCTTGCCGCAGGGCGTTACCCCCTCGAATCAGGCCCATTTTAGTCATCTCACGGCCGGACATCTTAGCCATCTGCATAGCCTTGGCTTCGTCCATTTGTGCCCGTGCCTGCTCAGGCGTGTAGCCTTGCTGCAACAGGCCCAGCATTGCTCCAAGTTCGTTAATTTCTGCCATACTTTATCCTTACAGGAAAGCGCCTAAATCAAAGTTTCCGTAGCCGCTGCCGGTACCAAAACCAATCGTATTGGCTCCGCCCACAGCATTAGGACTACCGCCAAAAGCGCTACGCAACAGTTGAGCAACCGGGTCGTTCAATGCTTTAGCAATCTGCTCATTCCGTGCTTCCATCAAGTCTGCGTTAGACATTGCGCTGTTGTACAACGCTTGGGCTGCGCCGGGGTTGCCGCCGCCGAGTTGTGTACTCATTCCCAGCGGAGAAGCGCCGCCAGCAGCCTCAACCTTGTTAGCCAAGCCAAAGGCAGTCTCAAACGGAGACAGTGCCTGCTGCTGTAAACCAAAGCCCTTACCAGCCAGGTTGATACCGCCGCCAAGCAAGCCTTGTCCGAACTCTGCTTGACGCATACCCATCTGCTGAGCCTGTGCAGCCAAGCCAGCATTACGCTGAGCCATAGCATTGTAGTAGGCTTCCACTTGCGGGTTAGCCGCCGCAAGTCCCGGTGCGCCACTCGGTCGAGCACCTGTAGCGCCCACAGCCAAGCCACCAGTACCAGTACGGTACAGTTTGTTCTGTAGTTGTGCAAAGGCACGCTCATCAGCCGGTGCCAGCAGTTCTTGCTGCTGAGCCATGTACTGCTGTGCGGCCTGCTGCGGTGTCTGGGCCAGATAGCCACGTCCAAGGTCAAACAAGCCCTTAGCGGCTTGGTCAATGCCTTGTTGATAACCTAAAGCATTATAACCCTGCTGTAAGCCCTGCCCAGCCAAGCCAAGCAAGCCCTCACGCATAGCAGCCACATCAGGAGCCACTTGGTAGCCTGCACCAATTAAGCGCCCGGTAGCGGGGTCATACTGGAACCCTGTACGGCCAAAGCGTGTGGTGATCCCTACTGGGCGGAACGAGGCTGCTTGAGCAGCTTGCTGTCCTGCTGCCGTGGCTGCACCAGCGGCTTGGTTGGCATTGTCGGCAGACACACCTGCGTTGAACAGGCCGCTGAGTAATTGACTATAATCAGCCATTAGTAGGTACCTCCATCAACGGTGCCGCTAAACGTACCGGAAACAGTTAAATTCGCTGTCGTTACAGTGCCGGTAAACGTAGGGCTGGCGATGTCAGACTTGGAGTTAACAGCCACCACAATGGCGTCAAACTCCGTGTTGAACTCCGTTCCCTTAATGATCTTACCGGGGTTGCCGCTAGGGAGACTATCTTTAGCAGCAAAGTTGGTTGTCTTTGTATAGTTCGACATATTTATTTAATCTTTCCGGTTTTAACGTATACGTCTAGTTTCTGGATTGACAAAGCATTGCCGTTAATGTTAGTCTCAAAACCAACCTGTAGCACGTTACCAGAACCGCCTACATTGATCTTCTCTACGTTGAAGCCTGCACTGCCGCCAAACTCTGCAATGTTGTACTCGGCTATGTTGTATTCAGCGCCCGTGAACATCGGCAGTGTTAACTGCTGCGAGTTGTAGATGTCCGAGTAGTCAAACCCGTATTTTACACTAACCGTGTAGTTCTGCCCGCCCACAAAGTAGAACCCAATCTTCTTGAGGTACTTTACTGTGGTCGGCGACTGAAAGTCAAAGTAACTGGTGTAGTAGAAGAACGGATACGTTGAGGTGTTGTCTAGGTGTCCTGTGTATTCGGCCACATAACCAGCCACTCCCAGCAGCAAGGTCTTGTCTCGCTTGTAGCAGAAAGCCTGGGGTACAAGGTTGTTCCACTGTGTCACCCTTGCAGCACCGTTCTGCATCATGGCCCTCATGTCAAAGCAGTATACAAGGCTTTGGCTGGGGATAGACAACAGGTAGAAGGCTTCCTTGTCGGAGTATGCTGCCCGGATGCTTGTTGTAGACCCCCGGAACACATCCTCAACCAAGTCATCACGCACATTGGCGCTCAAGTCACGCAGCGGAGCAGACTTCTCTTGGATCACTCGCTGTAAAGACCGAACACCACTGTCAGACAGGAAGATCACGTCGTTGCCGGTAGCCACCACCGAGTCCCTGGCTACACAGCCTACGCCGGTAATGGCGTCTTGCAGGCTCAAGGCAGCAGGGTCTTGCGGGTTCTGGTAAATCAGAATCTGGGTCTTGCCAAAGACAATCAAGAACCCGTTGTGTGAGGCCAGCGCCTGAATCTCATCCACGCCGTTAGGCCACACCTGCGATACGTCCAGCGTACCGGCAGAACCTGTACTCAGGCGGTAGCCTTCCAGCAGGTCAGAGAACTGAATCGTGTTCTTGTCGCTGGCGGTGCTTGCTGTCCATGTTCGACCAAAGGCGCTGATCGCAATGTTCGACTGCTGCACCGTAGCCACATAACTCGGGTGCTCCGAGATACGTTTGTATGTCGTTGTCGATGTCCCCGGATCATAGTACAGCGGGTCATGGCCTTCTTGGTAGAAGAACATGATGCCGTTTAGCGGAGCCAGTTGCCAGTTGTTGGCTGTAATCGTAGGAGCAGAACCGCCACCGCCGTAGGTCAGCGTTGTCAGTGTGCTTCCGTTAAGTCGGTATAACTTGTTGTTACCTGCTGCTAAAATGTAGGAAGTGCCGTTAGTTGTAATTAACTCACCAAGCGCCTGTACCGGATTAGACCCTAAATCAGCGTTTGTAGTGTGTTCTGGCAACCAACCTTTCCTAGCACCAATACGGCCGAACTTGTCAATAACGCAGTTCATGGCCTGTGTAGCGAATCCGGACTCAAGGGCAACTGAACTATCCTGCGTGTTCAGACCCATGAAACCAGGCGCTACAATGGATGTAGTGGCTAGTTTATTGTACATTACGCTTCACTCCACACCACATCTTCCTCAAATCGGTTACGCTCAAGGGCAATAGCGTCAGCCAGTGCAAGTCGATACATCTGGAACAACTCCGAGAAGTTAGCCCCGCCGTCTTCACCACGCTCACCCACAGCCTTAGCGTAGGCCAGTAACTCAACCAAGTGAGCCGGAATCTTTAAGGTGTCGCTATTGTTAACCAAGTCACCCTGCGGGATCATTAACTCAAAACGCAGCGAGTACACCCCATCCGGGATCGGCCATACCTGCACTTTGGAGTCATCGTTGCTGTCTACCCCAGAATAAGAATAATAGATAGGAGCAGCACGCTGAGTAGCATCAGCAAGATAAAACTGGCGATTAATCCAATTATTAGCGACATATCTAACCGGGGTGTCTTCCGTGTCATTCAGCACATCCTCGACCTTAAATCGTTGGCCGGAGCCGGTCAATGAATACTCATAAGTCCCGTTCACCGTAGGCACCACAATTGTAGTGCTGTGGGTAGACCACTTATGAGCATCCTCAACCTCTCGTTTGGCATCGTTCACCAGAACAGCAATCAAGGAACTGTACGGTGTGTCGTTTACCCCCGAAACTGTGGTTTCCCGCAGCCGGGTTAAAACATTATTTACAAGCTGTAAGTAAGTTTTAGCCATGTTGTTCCTATAATTATATACCAGTTACGATGTTTTGTCAACTTATTTGTCTTGTTTCTTTGCAAGTATTTCTTCAATACGGTGCAGTGCATCAATAACGTCTTGTCGGAAATCCTTGAAGTCGTCTTTTCTAATATACGACACCGGAAGGTCTTGCTTTAATTCGGCAAGGTCGTCTTTTAGTTCAGCTACTGCACCCCATAAAACCCGAGCAAACCACCCCAAAGCCGCTAAACCGGTGCTCAACACAACTTGCAGAATTTCCGCCATTGTCATTATTATCTCCCTAGTTGTGTTTATGCAGGTTTAATAGATACTAGCACTGCTCTGCCGTTAGTGCCGCTGCTTGTAAAGGTCTTTGTATTTGTTGGGCCTGCTCCGATTAAAGAATCAGCAAAGATTCCGTAAGACGGAGAAGCTCCGTTGTCGTCAATGGCGATAACGCTAAACTCTCCAGGGGCAGAAACTGTAAAACTGTTATTAGAGCTAGTTACAAAAGCAAGAAGCAGGCAGTATAAAGCAGACGGTGTTACTGACCCTGCAATCGGAGCACTTCCTGTCCCTTCTGTGCCAATAGTGTCATATGCGGCGTTACGCAGCAATAAAATTGCACCGCTTAAGTTTGCAGAGCCGCTTGAAGTAAAAGCATAAGACGCCGGTTCGGAACCGGTTGCAACCTTATAGGCTACCCTAAAATAAGACGAGTCAATAACTTCTGTCCAACCAGTGTCGCCTGTCCAGCTTTGTACGGTGCTTGTTGAATTAAGACAAATCAGTAAATCCCCAGAAACAATACCAACAGGAGCAGTAATTGTTAGCGTAGTAGACGAAGACGCAGAGCCAGTAGAAGTGCTAATTAACCGCGGTTGTGGGGGCATTACAGTAGAAAGACTGCCACCGGTAAACGACAGGCCCGAACCAACAGAGATTTCTTCAATAGCGCCTGTTGCAGCCGTTGTGCGCCCCAGAAGCCGGTTAGTGGCCATTGTCAGGCCAGAGCCTGTAACAGCCCCAGGAGCCACCAGAGTGATGTCGCCGGAACCAAGCACAGAGGCCGTGTTGATGGTCTTGATATTCGTACCACTAACCAGCGTCTCTTGCACAGCCACGTTGCCGGAACCCAGCAGGCTGGTGCTGTTAACTGTCTTGATGTTGGTGCCGCTAATCAGAGGCTCTTGGCCAACACCAACCACGTTACCACCAGCATCTTTGGTGTACAGTTTCTTGTCAGTAACGTTAACCGCCAGTTCACCTTGCACAAGGTTGCCAGCAGTAGGCACCGCAGAAGCAGTGGAACTGTTTTTAGTGATGATTGTTGCCATTGTTTATCCTCGGGTAAATAAATACTGCTGATACGCTTGTCCGATCATATCATCAGTAAAGCCTTCAGCCCTTAACGCCTCAATAGCTGCTTGGCGGTTAGCCTCCGTATCTCCTCCAGCAGCACTCGTTACAGCAGCATAGGCATTCACGATGTCCATCAGGCCGGAAGATGCCGGGTCAAGGTTAGTATAGTTAGCAGGCCCAAAACTTGATAAATAACTGTCGTAGGCTGCTCCAATGACGGCGTCAGAGATTCCCTTGCTTCTTAAAAACTCAATAGCAGCAAGTCGATTAGCAGGGGTATCGCCGCCATTAGCATTGGTAAACTGCGCGTAAGCACTGATAATGTCTGTAGCAGGGGACTCGTTAGACAGAGACTTCCACAGAGACTGAGTAACTGCCCCCGGAGCAGAAATACCTGTTTGCGGTGTCCCTGTTGTCGGTGTGGTTCCTGTTGTGGGCAGAGCCGCGTTACCGCCAGAGCCATACCAACTTTGCAGATAACCTGCTTGGTTAGGCAGCTGTCCCGGCAGATACTGGTTCAGGAAGCCTTGCACTTGGTTGAAATACTCGGGCGTGTTCTGCGGAATGCCCTGTGTAGGTAATTGGCCTACGCCACCGCCTCCGCCGCCTCCTCCACTGCCAAGGCCAGATGCTCCTAACAGACTAAGTAAAGATTTTAGCGTGTTGGGGTTAGTTAGCAGTCCTGTAAGGCCGGTAGTAAGACCGCCTGTGGTTCCTCCGGTAGTGGTACCGCCTCCGCCACCTGTTCCCCCACCAGTTCCACCCCCGCCTGTAGTGCCTCCTCCGGTTCCTGTACCGGTTCCTACAGAATTGCCGTTCCCGGTAACAGTATTGATACCGCCAAAGGCCAAATCAGCAGCAGTACCGCCGGTGAACAACCCCGAACCGCCAGCACCGCCTGCGCCAGCCTCTGCAATCGTTGTAATCAGGTTAGAACCGCTTACGCCTAGCGCAGCAGCGTCAGCAGCCGCAGCAGCCACAATAGGGTCAACACCAGCAGCAATCAGGTTCTGCTGAATAGCGGCCACGTTTCCGCCTGTCTGTGCGGCTAACTGAGCGGCATCAGCGGCAATAAACTGAGCATCTAGT